TGAAACGTAGGCCACATAAGGGTTTCGACTTTTAGAGACTCCTTTTTTGAGCTCGATTTGAGACTTTTTGCGTCGATTCTTCGATTCGAGGCCATGGGCCTTGGCGCTTTCTATTATATATATGCAATCTCTGCGTTCATTATAGAAAAAATAAAAAATTTCAAAACCGGTCTCCCAGCACCCAAGAATCCAAGCACCTAACCATCCCCGCTTTTCTTTGACATTGACTCACCCAGCCGATACACTTCAATCACCAAATCGCTAAACTCATTTAAGGTGACTCCAATGACTGAAGATTTAGAATCCCAGATTGAAAAATTAAAAGCTGACTTGAAGCAGTTGAACTCAATTCATGCTGACGTAGTCGCACAGAACATGTTCTACAAGCAACATATTGTGGATGTATGGAATCAGCTCTCAGCTCAAAACCCAGATTTAGTGCATGCATCACCTCCCGGCATTAAATTCCAAACGTGGCAGACATTCGAACAAATTTTAAAAACTCAGTCTTATGAATTCAATGAGCGGTACCGGTTTAATGTTCAGAGTGAATTCGCTCAATGGCTGGCTCAGAACATGGAGACGGTGTTTCGAAGCTTCGTAGAGGTGCAGAGCGAACCACCAAAACCAAGTAATGACCCGGGAGTTCATGATGTCCATTGATACGGTGCTTGATGAGAGGCAGAAACGGTATGGCGATTATGACCAGCATGCTGAGACCTGTCAGGCGTTGAAGCTTAATATGTTCAGCCATCCCAATTATGATTATCTACCAGACACTCATAAGGAGGCCTTGGAGATGATTCAACATAAAATTGCTCGGGTGCTCAATGGGGACCCAAACTACATAGATAATTGGGTGGACATTTCAGGGTACGCTACTTTGGTGCTTCGAGAGATTGAGGGTGGATGTGTCGAGGTTAAACCGGTGCCTGCAGGTCCATATGATGGATTTCCTAGAGGGCCCGATGAGTAGAAATTCTTACAATGCAAATGTAATGAATGCAAAACTCGAGGGCTTTCTTGACCATGAATTTCTGGAGATAGACTCGACGTTCTGGCCGGTGAAGGAGGATTTTACTGACCTTTGGGACAAGTTGAGTGAGGACCAAAGACTCGTAGTGAGCAACTGTATAAGCGCTTATACGCTGGGTGATGTGGTGCGAAAGATTGGCCGGAGCCCTCACTATATCACCAATAAATTGAAGAAAGAAAGGAATGTTGGCCGGGCGATTTTGGTTGCTCGGATATGTCAATTACCCACAGATACCGCCAAGGCTATGTATTTGGAAGGCTTTATTGCAGCTCATAAATCTCGTAAGTACTACTTCGAGGAGGTGCAGAAAATTATCAAAACCGATAAAGATCACTTGAAAGAACTCGCTGCACAACTTACAGTGGATGGAGATGGCAAGCGTGGGATTCTGAAAGAGATTGTGGCTTATGGCATGCAAGTTAAGAAAGTGGAAGATCCGGTTATTTGTAATGATACTGGTGTTGAGATTGCACCTATGGTTATTGCACTTGCAGACCCAAGGATGGCGTTTAATGCTCTCCAAGAGCTCAATCGGATGGACCACGAATACGGCCAAGACGACAAAGCTACGTCGTCTATTGAGTCTCAGGCAGATAGAGTTAACCGGCTCAAAGATAAAATGAACAAAGAAGTAGGGATGCAAGCTAAACGAGTAGACGTGGTGGCTAGGAGTGTGGCCAAGCGCGAGATGAAGTTACTCAACGACTCAAGTGCTCAGGGGCTATAATGGATGATCCGAAACTTAATAGTACTAAGCATCAGGCTGATATTGATAGTTTTTGTTTGCAGTGTATGGTGGACTATGAGTACTTCGCTCATTCTTGCCTAAAGATAAAAACTAAGACCGAGGGACTGCAGCCACTCGTATTCAATAAGGCTCAACTCTACCTTGACCATGTAGTCAAAGAGATGGAGCGCAAACATGGTATGGTGAGATGTGTCGTGGTGAAAGGGCGGCAGCAAGGGCTTAGCACATGGATAGAAGGACGTGGGTATTGGAAGACAATTCATAACCCGGGTACGAAAGCATTTATTCTCACCCATGAAGCTGAGGCAACTAAAAACCTCTTCAATATGGCGAAGCGATATCATGAACACTGTCCCGCAGAACTCAAACCAATCACAAACAAATCAAACAGCTCTGAGCTTATCTTCGCAGAACTTGACTCGGAGTATGCTGTTGGAACTGCTAAAACAGGCGACACCGGGCGAAGTCAGACGATTCAATTCTTTCACGGTTCAGAAGTGGCTTACTGGCGAGCAGCTAAAGAAATATCGGATGGCGCAATGGAGGGAATACCTGAAGAGCCCGGTACGGAGAGCTACCTTGAGTCAACGGCTGCAGGATTTGGCGGTTACTTCCATTCAATGTGGCAGAACGCATGCTTCATCGAGGAGGACCCCCACGCAAATTGGAACGGATACGTAAAAGTATTTATCCCTTGGAGCTGGGAGCCTAAGTACGCAGATACGGTGCCGGTCGGATTCGAGCGCACTGAGGAAGAGCAGAGAATTGTCGAGGTGCATGAACTCACGAATAGCCAATTAGTATGGCGCAGAAAGAAGATTGCGCAGAAAGAAGGTAATATTGCTCAATTTATGCGAGAGTATCCACTCACCCCAGAAGAGGCTTTTAATTCATCTGTGAATAATGTCCTTATCAATTCAGAGCTTGTAGTTGCAGCTCGAAAGAAATTTAACATCGATTACTATGTTCCTGCGGGTCCAGTCATTATGGGTGTTGACGTCGCTCGTGAGGGTGATGACAGTACTGCCTTTGTGGTTCGACAAGGCCGCTGCATTCTCTGGATCAAACGATTTAACCATTTGGACGCCATGGAGGTCTGCGGTAAAGTCATCCAAACAATGCGTCAATGGCGTGTGGATTTTGTTGGTGTCGACATGACAGGTGGTTACGGTGCAGGTGTATATGACCGGCTAGTTGAGCTCGGATACGGCAGCAAGGTTACCGGTGTAGGATTTGCTGAACGTGCAATTGATGATGAGCGATATAAGAACAAACGAGCTGAGATTTGGCACACGATGAAGATGTGGCTAGAGATAGGTTGTCAAATTCCTGATAGAGATGAGCTGCAGCAGGACCTTTGCTCAGTCACCTATAAATTTGATTCAACAGGTGAGAGGCTCCAACTGGAGAGCAAAGCTGAGATGAAGAAGCGAGGCATCAAATCACCTGATTATGGTGACGCCACAGCGCTGACGTTCTTCCGACCTACAATCACCCTTGACCAATTTGGTGGAGATTCATTTGAGCCAGAGTATGATACATCTGGTTAAAATAGACTTTTTTACATATAAACTCTATACTCATTCAAATCATTTAAGGAGGACGTATGGCTTCTCAAATATCACGTAAAGTTACTTTCAAAAGAGTAAGTGCTAAAAATTTGGTCCAGCAGCTTGCCGGTCGTGAGCCTGCGTACCCTGTATATATATTTGGTGCTACAGCTAAGTTTGAGCGCCCTGAAGTACCCGGAGCACCTTACAGATGGCTTTAAGTACCCAAGAGATTGATGCCATTCAATGGCGAAAAGACCAAGAGTTTCGAACACAAGATGCAATCTGGGCTGCACGAATTGGTGGTGAGCTCATCAAAGCCTACCCCGGCCATGGATGGGAGGTGGTTGTGGATATCAAGAATGGGATCTGCAACATCTTCAATCGTCACATGAGCCCTACAGTTGGATATCGCTTAAAGTTAAATGAGATTTGCCTTGACACACTAACGAGAGATTTAGTGCGTATTGGAGGTGAGATTCTAGAGCGATTTGGACTGGCAAGAGATAAATTCGAAGCTGATGTAATAAGAGAGATTCAGCATAATACCCATGGACAAGCCAAGGCAGACCTATCATGACAAAGACCGTACCTATTGATTTAGATTACCCTATGGAGATGGAAGGCACCTCAGAGGCTATGGAGTCTGAATCCAAGCTTGACGAGGGAGACCAGTTCTGGGTAGATTTAGCTGAGAGTAATTTCAATACAGCGAAAGATTTCCAAGATGTAGCACTGACTACACAATGGGAAAGGAATGCTGATCACTTCAACAATAAACATTTCCGTCGCAGTATTTACAACACAAAACAATTTAGAGGTCGGAGCCGGTTATTTAGACCGATGACTCGTTCTGCTGAGCGTTCATCATCTGCTCAATTAGCTGCAGCGATGTTCAGCAATGTAAATTTACTTGATGTACAACCTGAGAATCATAATGACCCAATGCAGGTAGCATCTGCCCGGGTGATGCAAGAGCTAGTCCAATACCGGCTAACTAAAACTATCCCTTGGTACCTGACCTGTTTAGGTGCATGGCAGGATACCCGCGTATATGGACCTTGCTGTACGTATACTTGGTGGAATTATGCTGAGCGGGAAGTTGACGTGCCTGTGAAAGATGTTCTTGGTGAGGATGTTGATGACAGCCGAACTGAGAAGTCTGTTGAGGTGGTAATTGACGAGCCAGTTATTGAGATGATTCCACCAGAGAATTTACTGATAGAGCCTCAGTGTGATTGGCGTGACCCAATTAATTCAAGCCCATATGTAATTCGACTTGTGCCGATGTCACTTGATGATGTATTTGCCAGAATGGACAGTGAAGATACAAAAACCGGTACACAAGCTTGGAAGCTGCACTCCGAAGCCGATATCATGTCTGCATCATCAGATGCTAAATACAATGCCGTTCGACAGGCTCGTGAAGGTGATAATCGTCCAGATAAAACCGAAGTAGCTAACCGAAGTGAATTTAAAACTGTTTGGTGCCATGAGAATTATGTACGCCTAAGAGGTGAAGAGTTCGTCTACTGGACCGTTGGAACATCGTTGCTGCTATCAGAGCCTACTCCACTGATTGAGGTTTATCATACAGGTAAGCGGCCATTGACCCATGGATTTAGTGTGATTGAAGCTCACAAATTTTCACCTAGTTCAACAACAGAGTTAATCGCTGGATTGCAGACAGGTGTAAATGATATCGCCAACCTGCGATTCGACAACGTCAAACTAGCGTTAAATAAACGATACATCATTCGTAGAGGTGCTGCAGTTGATTTAGAAGCCCTGATGCGGAGTGTGCCCGGGGGTGGTGTAACTACTGATGACCCTGAGCGAGACATTAAAGTAATTGACACTCGAGATGTAACCGGATCCAGCTACAAAGAACAAGAACGCCTTGAAACAGAGAGCAACGATTTATCAGGTACGTTTATGGGGGGTTCGGTGCAGAATAACCGTTCTCTCAATGAAACAGTAGGTGGGATGGAGCTTCTATCAGATGGTGCTAACGTAATCAGCGAGTTTGACATTCGCACATTCATTGAGTCGTGGGTTAAACCACAGCTCGAGCTACTGATCCAATATATCCAAGCGTATGAGACTGAAGATGCAATCTTCCATAATGCGTTTGAAGCTGCTTTTAAGGATTTAGGATATCAATATAATTTAGGTCCTGATGAGAAGCCAAACCCTAATATGCGTCAAATGGGTGGCAATCAAATGAATCAAATTAAAAACCAAGTTCTCAATGATAAAATGACTATTGTCGTGAATGTTGGCTTGGGAGCTACGAGCCCTCAAAAGAAAATCGATATGCTCTCATATGCGCTCAGGGCGCTGGAGCCATTCCAAGAGTTCTATGCCAAACTTGATACAGATGAGATTGCCAAAGAAGTATTTGCAGCAGCTGGATATCAGGATGGAGCACGATTCCTGAAGAGTGAAGATGGCGAGCAGCAACTTTCAGAGCAAGACGTTCAAGCTGCATATGAACAAGGCATGCAGGCTGGTCAGGACGAAGCTAAGATGGCAGCAGTTCAATCTACACATGAGCTGGGTCTGGCTAAAATCGAAAGTGACCGAGAGCTTAAGATGGCTGAACTTGGCTCCAGAGAAAATATGACTGCTAAGCAAATGGCTGATAAGGTCAACATTGAAATTACCAAGGATCAAACACGTCGTGATATTGCTGCAAGCCAGAGCAAAGTTAAACGTGATGAGATGAACTTTAAAGAGCGAACCGGCAAACAAGGAATCTAAAAATGACAGGTGACAAACCTTTTGGCAGTGACGTCCTCACAGAAGATGAGTTCGTAGCTGCAGACTCACAACATGAAGAAATTCTTGAGACATTCTACAAAGCGATTCAAGAGCGCGACCAAGCTAAGGAATTTTTAGCTACGCCTTTTGGTATCTCGCTTCGAAAGAGTTTAGTCAGTGAATCCCTAAAAACTATGAAAGCATGTGCGGAGAATTCAGACCCAGCCAAACATGCTGGGCTTCTACTCGACTATAACGTAATTCAAAAAGTACAGAATATTTTTGGCCTTATCATCTCAGACGGTGATGCGGCTTTGCGACAACTACAGGTAAGACGAGGTGACGAAAATGACTATTGAAGTGACAGATGATATTTCGAAAGACAGTTCTAAAACTGAGGAAGAGACTAACGAACTCGATACATTTAACGAGCGAGTAAAGACTCCCAGAGAAGAAGCGATGGAGCGAATGGTTGCTAATTCTAATGATGAACGTGAGAAAAGCCGTCAAGAATTTATAGACGACCAAGGCTTCGATCCTATGGACGAAGAGCTTGAAGAACTCGAAGAAGACGAAGAGCTTGAAGGTGAAGTACTTAAAGAAGAGCTTGACAATCCTGAAGAATCTGCCAATAATCATATTATCGAGCGAGACGGAGTTCAGTATATCCAGCTTGTCGTCAACGGGGAAACGAAAGAAATGCCTGTTGAAGCCGCTAAGATGGCATTGCAAAAATCTGAGAACGCTGACCAAAGACTTTGGGAGGCTGACCAGAAGAAGCAAGAATACGACGCTCTCATCGCACAGCACGACAAATCAGCTACCCTGCCGGATGCTAGTGACGAAAATGCTGTAGATACCCAAGAGGCCTTGAAGGAGGCCTTTACGAAAGTGTACGACGGTGAAGTGGACGAGGCAGCAGAGGTACTTGGAAAAGTTCTCCGGCCAAATCGAAAATCAGAGCCTGTAGATGTTCAAGCCGAAGTGGCTAAAGCGATTGCAGTTCATGATGACCACAAAGCCTTACAATCAGCTTATGATAGTTTTATCTCAAACGATGATTTTAAGGTAGTCACCAGCGATCCGGTTTTATTGGAACGTGTCAATGCTTTTACTGAGGATCTGCAGCGTGATCCTGAATTTTTAAAAACCAAACCCTCATATGCCGACTTCTTTGAAGAAGCTGGAAATCGAGCCAAAGTCTGGTTGGAGAAAGTTTCAGGTACAAAACTAGCACCTTCCAGCGAAAAGAATATTGACTCTCGATTAGAACGTAAACGCCATACACCTTCACAGCCCACATCCCGCACAGTTAGACGAGGACCTAAGCCAGACGCTAAGGCCAACTCTAAATCTAGAGCAGATGTGATTCGAGAAATGGCTGAGAAGCGAGGGCAAACTAACTTATAAGGAAGATTAATTATGTCAGGTCAAGTTTGGAATACAGATTCACTCGGTGGATTTATGTACTCAGATGAATTATCTGATTATCTACGAACTGAATTACAGCCGATGAGTCGGTTCCGTCAGTTCTGTGATATTAAAGAAGGTAAAGGCCATGGTAAAGGCGACCTATTCAACTGGAACGTATATTCAGATGTTCAAGATGAAGGTGGAACTCTTGATGAGTCACAAGCCATGCCAGAAACCAATTTCACAATTACACAAGGGCAGTTAACTGTTACCGAATATGGTAATAGCGTACCGTTCACTAAGAAGCTAGATGATTTGTCTAAGCATCCTGTAAAGGAAGTCATCAATAAGGTTCTTAAGAACGATGCTCGTAAAACATTGGATAGAGCAGCACACGCTCAGTTCGATGTAACAGTTGTAACCGTAGCTCCTGCAAGTGGTAACTCTGCAACAGCTATCGCAGTTGAAACTGGTGGTTGCACCATTACTAACGCGCTCGCAATGAATCGAGTCCATGTAAAGCTAATCGCAGATGAGATGAAAGAACGTGATATCACACCTTTCTATCAGGATGATTACTTTGCAATTGCACGTCCTACCTCGCTACGCGGGTTTAAAGACGAGCTGGAAAGCATTCATCAGTACGTTGAATCTGGTATGCAGCTTATTTATAACGGTGAAGTAGGTCGTTATGAAGGTATTCGATTTGTTGAGCAAACAAATATCCCAACAGAAAGCTGGTCTGGAGCTGTTTCAGATGCAATTTTCTTCTTTGGTGCGGATACATGTGCTGAGGCGATTGTTGAGCCTGAGCAGATTCGTGGTAAAATCCCTACTGATTTCGGTCGAAGCCGTGGTATCGCATGGTACTATCTTGGTGGTTTCGGTATTTGTCACAACGAATCTGATGGTCTGCAAAATCGCATCATCAAATGGGATTCATTAGCTTAAGGAGACTGAGCATGGGAAACCAACATAACCCTAATGTAGGGGAAAATCAAAGTCACTACTCCGGTGGTGGTAAAGCAGGTGGCATTCCATCTGCAGGTGTAGGTAGCGGTTTAAGTTCAGCTGCTCCTATGAGTGTTAAAAACTGTGAGAACATCAGCCAAAACCAACGCCCAAAAGCGCGACGTGAAAAAGCTGGTTCTTTCAACATTGGAACATAAAGGGGATAGAACATGAATTATGATCAACCGATTTATATTACTTATACCCTTTTAGCTGCAAGCTTGATTGCCGCAGCGGATTTGGATAAATTTTCAGGTCCTAAAGGTAAGACAGGTCGCGTAGTAGCTATTTCAGCTGTGAACACCACTGGCGTTACTGTAGCTGATAGCTCAGTAGTTGTTGGTGATGGTACAACTGCAAATAAATACGCAGAAGCAGCTACTCCAATATCTGCCGTTGATGCCATTAATAATACAATGGTCGACAATCAATCGGACGCTAACTTAATTCCTGCAGATGCAGCGATTACTGTTGGCTCAGGTGGTGGAGCTACAGCCGGAGCAGCAAACATTTCGGTAACAGTTGCTTGGTTCTAAGTGCTTGTCACCCACTTAGTAAGCATTGACGAGGACGGGGCTTTAGTGCCCCTGACTCTCTTATAAGGAGTTTTAAATGAGAAATTTATTATGTGGAATCTTTCCAAAGGAAGAACCGCTAGAAATCTCCGACGAAATGTCTCAACTACCGTCTGGTGACTCAATACCACTTACCTCTGATGCAGAACCTAAAGAAGGTTTAGTTGAAGGGACTTCAGAAACTCGCGGAATTCGAACTGAACGACGCGCATATAACAATCAATGGTGACCACTATGAATTTTAATCCTCAAAAGCCGTATGCAAAAATTATGGGTAATCACGCCCAATATCCCGGAGCTCGATTCCAGCAGGGTATTTTACTTTATGATGCACATCGTAAATGTCTAAATCCAAAGGAAGTAGAGGGATACAATGAAAATGCAGAGAGTGCTGTTGATGAAGCTACATTATCTCTCAAGAAGAAGGTAAGTAAAGAAGCTGATGCAGCTCTAAGAAAGTTAGAGCAGGCTAAAGCTGCCATGGAGACTAAAGCTACTCCAGCTTCGAAGTCTGCATATACAAAAGCCTTGAAGGCATATGAAAAAGCGCAGACCAAGTTAGAAGGTTTGTCATAATTAATTATGCCTGATACTCTGCTTGAGCTCTCCCAACAATTGATTGAGGACGCTGGTATCTCAGGTACCATGGTGTCTGCTCAGAATCAAGTTGGAGAGTTCAAGCGAGTAGTTAATTGGATCGTTCGAGCTACTACTGAGATAGAAGGTACTTGGTTCGACTGGGATTTTCTACATGCCTTCCTTGAGTTTGATACAGTAATAGGTAACTCAGACTATCCAGCGCCTGCAGACTTCAATTTATGGGACAATGCAACAGCTAAAATCCCTCTTGAGAGTATGCCACTTGTGTTTGAGATGTGGACCCGAAAGAAAACAGATGTAACTGAGCAGACGTCAGGCGACCCTTATATGTTTACAGTGCTTCCTGATAAAGCCATTAGACTTTACGATACACCCTCACGAATTCAAACAATAGCAATTGAGTATTGGCGTAAGCCGATGGTCCTAGTTTTAGATGACGACGAACCTTTAATCCCATCACAATTTAGGGATATCATCGTATCTAAAGCTTTGCAATTTTATGCCAACTATGAGAGCGCAGATGAGGTTAAAACTCAAGCACTTGAGCAATTTCAAGTTCGTCTTAGACAGTTAGAATCTCATTCAGCACCATCTAGACAAGCTAGAGATTCAATTAACACTGGCGCTGATATCGTTGTTGCAGCTGAAAGTAACTACTATGAGTACTAACAATAATGCGCCAATCAAAACAAAAGGCAGTAATATTTGAGGGTGGCCTTGATTTAATAACACCTCCATTAAAAGTACGTCCCGGACGTCTGCTCGAAATGCAAAATTACGAGTGCGACCTCAATGGCGGATATAGTCAAGTTGAAGGCTTCGAGCGCTTTGACGGACTGCAAGCCCCTTCCACTAGTTCATTTACTGCTATTGCTACAGGAATCCCCTCAGGCTTCTTTACTGTGGGCGGAGGTGTAACTCAAGACGTGAGTGGTGCTACCGCTGTAGTACTCTATTTAGGTGTAGGTGGATTGTACCTCGTTGATGTAGTTGGGGACTTCAATGATACTGACATCATAAATGACGATACAACTGCACGAACAGTAACCCCGGCCAGCCTCCCATATTTAGATTTAGTTATATCTGAGAACGAAGTGTATAACGATATGCGCTATCTAAAAGAAATCTACTACCGGGATTTAATTCAAGCTGTACCCGGTACTGGAGACGTTCGAGGTGTATTTAGGCATGAAGATATAACGCTTGCAGTTCGAGATTTTGATGGCTCTGAAGCTAGGATGTATAAAGCATCCGCTGCCAGTTGGGTCGAGATAAATGCCTCATACGTAATGTTTTACGATACCCGGGCGCTACCTATCCCATTAAATGGAACACTCATTGATGATGGATTAGGCAATACAGCGACCTTATTGCGAGCCGGTCCAATTACGACTGCTGGCAATGAAGGTTATATGGTACTGACCGGATATACCTCAGGCTTTGCTGCAGGTGCGAATATTGAGGCTGGTGCAAGTGTTATAGCAGTTGTCGCAGTAGGTGGCGATCCAACTCAATTTGTATTAGCTCCGGGCGGTAAAAACGAGTGGCGCTCTCACACGTTCACAGCAGCTATAGATTTCTACCGGGTATATACAGCAGATGGAGTTAATCCTTGTGTTGAGTACGATCCAATTGCAAACGCCATGGCCCCTATTTATACTGACCAATCAAATATTGCAGATGACTTACCTACGTTTGTCGATATTTATCGCAATCATTTATTCCTTGGCTTCGCACGAGGTATGATTCGAAATTCAGAACCCGGTGATCCATTTCTATGGGATGCAGCAGCTGGCTCACTTGAGACATATGTTGGATCTACAATCACAGGATTCGACTCAGTACCTAAAGCTCTTATTGTAGCTACTCGACGAACCACGTACGCACTGACCGGGCAGATAGCTGAAAATTTTCTACTCGATGTCGCAAGTGCGAAAACCGGAGCGAAGCCATATACAGTTCAACATATAGGTTCCACTCATGTATTGGACGACAGAGGTATTATCGATTTAAGTCGAACAGAAGCGTTTGGTAACTTTGAGAATGCAACAGTCTCACGGCTAATCCAGCCTCTGCTAATAAGCCTCAGAGATAAAATAAGTGCATCATCAATTAGCCTATCTAAAAATATTTACCGATTATTTACATCTGACGGTGAGGGAGTCTCAGTTGCATTCCAAGAAGGCTCTGCAGTCGGATTTGGTGTTTATAATTTAGGGTTAGATATATCAGTAATGAGCTCATCTGAGGATGAACTTGGGGACGAGCGAACTTTCTTTGGAAGCTCTGATGGCTTTGTATATGAAATGGATAGAGGCGTATCGTTCGACGGAGCAGAGAAATCTTGTTGGCTTCAAACTGTATTTCATAACTTAGGGTCCTCAACTTTAAGGAAACGATTCTACAGAGCATTTTTTGATATTTTAGTTGTAGGTCAAGCTAATGTGGAGATTACTGCTTCATACTCCAATGAGTCTACCGATGTCCGTGCGACCGCAGCAGCTCCAGATGAGCTTCGAGGATTTAAAAGTGCATGGGATTCAGGTGCATGGAATAACGCTCAATATGATACAAGCTCAGTGATAGGTAGCGGATATATTGACTTAACCGGTACTGGAGATTCGATTAGTTTGATTATATACAGTAAATCAGCCAAAGATGATATAGTGACGTTCAAAGACGTAATATACACATTTAAGCCACGCAGAAGTTTGAGAGGGTCACGATAATGAACGATTTTTATACAAAGCCAGCTGATAATACGCCTTTGACTACTATCCGCTCAGCTGATGAGAATTCAGATAGACAATCAGTTGAGACTGCATTTGACAAGCTACCTACTGAGAATGAGCTTAAGAGAGCTCAATATGGTGTAGATGAGAGCACCATTGCAGATCTCTTTGAGATAACTGTTCCATATCAGGATGCGGGATATACAGAAGGGCAGGAGATTACATTTGAAGCTGCGATTACTAGTACAGGTACTTCTAGTGTACAGATAAATGGCTTAGGTATTGTTGAGCTAGTTGATATCAATAACCAATCTTTAATCGCAGGTACTGTAACTGCAGGTCAATTAATTACTATGATCTACACTTCCTCCGGGACGTTTAGATTAGTTAATTCAACCACAGATGCTGCTACTGCCACTACAGCTGCAATTGCTGCTCAGACTGGGGCTGAGACTGCTCAAACTGGGGCTGAGACTGCTGAGACAGGAGCAGAGGCCGCACTAGCTGCAGCAGAGGCTATCTTAACAATAGTACCTCAAACTGGCGGTGGTACACTAACTGCGATGCGAATCAATGAGCTTAGAGATGGTTCAACATTCGATTTACCTGCTGCGAATTCGCTCGGTGTGAACGAGTGGATAATTATTGAACTCCCAGATTTATATGAGCATGAGCAACCTATAGTAGATGCAGCCGGAGCAGATTTAATTCACATCCGGGAAGGCACTGACACACGAATTATTTTTAACTCAGGCTCTACATGGATGCGATTGACATCTGATGGTGTCAGTAACTGGAGGCTATAATGGCTATTCTAACTGGTGATTTAACTTGGAAGTATGTAGAGGCGGTAAATAATTTAAGTGGTGACGTGACAATCACTGCGGCAGATATAGGCGCGTATGGTGCTGATAACATCAATGAGGCATTAGTACCTATCGTAGATGTATCAGGAATTGCATATACAACAATTCTATCTGACAGAGGGAGTTTGCTCGTTTGTAGTAATGCATCGCCCGTTGGATGTACTATCCCTCCTGAATCTGAGGTAGCCTATCCAATAGGTACAGTTATATCATTCATGCAGCAAGGTGCAGGTCAGGTATCACTTATAGCAGGCTCAGGTGTGAATTTGCTCTCAGAGAATGGGCTTAATATAAACGCTCAAGATGGGTTAGCTACAGCGATTAAAATAGCATCTGATACATGGTCCGTAAGTGGGAGCATGGCCGCTTGAGCTTTCCTTCAAAAAATAATCTTGTTACTGGTATCCGCAATAGTGGCGGTGGCGGTGGCGGTGGCGAGCAGTCGAATATGGTTGCTCATTACACAATGGACAATGTGGA